TTTCCTTTGGTTCTCTTTAATTCAGAGATTACCCAGTAGACTTTTTCGGCTTCGGTTTGGCGTGATGGCCTACGTCGTTGTACTGCGGTTGGGTTCATGATTCTAGTTTTGGTTGGTGGGGGGTTGGTTTAGTTCCGATTCAAATTTTGGTCGTTTGAAATCCTTGTGGCGAAGTCCATCCATGATTCTAAGGGCACTCTCACGGTCTGCTTGAGCTTCGAGCGCGTCTTTGAGGTTGGTGTAGGTTCCCATGTATTCCCCTCCGGTGTAGAGGTCGTACAATCTGATGGTGCCTCGCTGTCCAGTCTTTCTTTCAGTAAGTTTCCGGGTTCTGATTTCGGTGTTCATTGTTTCTTTTTGGTTCATGGTTTCGTTTTTGGCTTGGGTTTTTGGGGGTTGGGTGTTAGGGGAGAGGGTCGCTCCCTTGTTAGCGTTTACATAATACACATCGGCAGGACATCTTGTAAAGGTTAATAAAAAACTTCTTTTTTTTTTAGGTTCGCTTCTTTACGATCGGTCTTCGACCGAAGGGACGACCTCGACGGTCGCTCATTTTTTATAAAAATGGTCGCTCGACATCGAGTCAAGACCGAGAGCCGAGAGAACCGCCTAGTTCGCTCCTTTTCCTCCAGGCTTCTTTTAAGGCGTTCTAAGAGCCTCTATCCGAACCCGACAGGATACCCGAAAAAGGACAGAACTCGCAACAGGTAGCCTTAGAAACGGCTAACAAAGCCCTAGCAAGACTCCCCGGTTATCGTAAAGGTTCCGAGATCGTCCACCGCGTCGAGGAGATGTCGAACGGCAGCGATAGCCTTCTCGAACTGTGTAGGAGCTACAAAGTCTTTCGGCTCTCGCTCTAGGGCGAACTCTTCCACCTCCTCGACCAGCCATCTAGCGGACTCGGTCGTCGCAGACAGAAGGACGCGCTCGCAGAGGAGCCGACTAAGGAGTTCTCGATCTACCTTCGCGAAGCGTTTTCCTCCGGTCGCTCGCATCGCGGCGAGAGTTAGGAGGTCGCGTTCGTCGAGCGGTCTGTAATCGAAGGCGGGAAGGTCGTCCATCCGGACTCCGACATTCGGTCTATTCTTGTTCCTTCCCTGCGTCATGTCCAGAGAGGAGCCTCCGCTAACTCCTCGCTCTCTGTAACCTCCACCGCACACCATCCCTCTAGGGAGCCGTATGTTCTCTGGACTGTTAAGGACTGGATCTGGCGGTCGTCTTCGTAGAGGATCCCGTTAAGTCCGTCCGCGATGCTCTTCGCGTAGTTATCTAGGTCGCCGACCCGCTTCCGTTCCGTCCCGCCTACCAGGAGAGGAAAGGAGATCCAGATCTTTAGTTCTACGGAGCCGCTATAAATCTCGTCCGCCTGTAACGCGGCTACCGTCGAGACCCTCCTCTCGAACAGTTCGGTCGCCTTCGGAGTATAAGTCCGACCGGTCTTCGTAAACCTCGGACGACCTTTAGGGACCGGCTTCCCTGGGATTATTATTCTCGACATCCTTCTCGTCTTTTTTTTTGTTGCGGGTTTCGCACTTCGCCGCGTTACGGAAGTAGGAGCCTCCGCAGTCTGGACAGGAAGACAGAGGACCAGACCTAAAGTCTTCCTCATGTCCACATTTTAGGCACTCTCGGACTAAACGCATAAAGCCTACTCGGTTACTTCGTCGAACCATTCCTCGACCTCCGCGAGTCTCTTCTTTACTCCCGTTCCGACCTTCATCCTCCACAGGACGAAGACCGTTAAGAAACCGATCCAGAACCAGGTCCCTCCGAAACTAGAGGACACCTTACCGACCTTCCCGTCTACTAACTGGATAACCTCCTCGCGACCTAACGCCTGGACCGTCTCCTGGACGGCTTCGAGTTTCGCGGCTTCTTTACCAGAAGGGACCGCGACATAAGTCGCCGCAGACGCGACCCCGGCAGCGACCCCGGCGACCGGTCCTCCCGTAAGACCAGCGGCTAGAGCGGCGGACGAAGGGACGAGGGTTCCGTGGATAGCGGACTGGCGGTCTGCGACCGAGCATCCTGTAAGTAACCACAAAATGAGGAGAGCGAATCCCGCGAGAAGAATCGCATCGAGGAGGTCTTGTTTTCGGTTTCTAAACCTAGACATCTCTCTCCTCCATTACCGAGATCCGGACTTCGTGGTCGTCTATCTTTTCGTCCAGGTGTGCGAGTTTGTCGAGAGCGTCGTTAGCGATATAAAGAGACAGAGCGAGAACCGCTCCCGTCGCCCACGATAAAAAGGAACGAGCCATATCGACTCCGGTTCGGTGTTCGTCCTGTCTCATCGCATCGAGTAGGTTATCTGGAAGGTCCAGGAGTAATGTTGGAGACTCGTCGGAGAACCGACCGACTGGATAGTTCCGGTTAGAACATCTCCAGCGGCGAGGTCTGTATTCCCACCGGTTAGAGCGTAGGACTGCGCCGCGAAGCTAGTTAGTTCCGTTGTGTCCGTGTTTAGATCCGCGCTCGATATGTCCACCCCTTCCGTCTTGTTTAGGATGCTAGAGAGCCACTTGTTAGAACCGTCCGAGGACGCGGTCGTCTGGGACGAGACCAGTCTCGCGGTTAGGAGCGTGGCGTTATAGGGAACAATAATAATGGGAACCTCTGCTTCTGTGCTATACGAAGAAGCCGCGAGCGTGAACTGGTAAGAAGCGACAGCGGTTCGGACGACTCCGTTCGCAGAGTCCCAGATAACTATCCAGCCGGAGTCCGCCTCGTTCCTCATCTTAACCAGGTCGTTAGTGGTGTCGAACCAAAGAAGTCCTGCGACCGTCGAGGAAGGAGCCGAGGTTCCGGAGTGGAGCGTTCTTAACGCTTCGTCTGCGTTGTTCCATGCTGTCCGTCCTGTGGAGAGGGTCGTCGATGCTCCCACCGATGCGAAAGTTTGAGCCATTTTTTTATCCTACTGCGAGCGTTCTTAGTCTGCTAAAGGTTACCGTCCGAGAACCGGAGTCTCTCGTTGCCACCATCTTAGCCTTAAGGTAGCGAGTTCCAAACTCCACGGGTCCGGAGGCTTGAACATAATCCGTCCAGGTCGTCCCGTCCGTGGATGTCGCGAGGTAGAGTTGGACCTCGACCGGTCTCTCGTCCGGCTTCCCCTCGAAGGTGTAGCGGTTCCCCTCTTCGGAACCGAGAACGACATCCTCCAGAGTCGTAAAGGTTCGAGTCTCGTCCACCGTGTAGCCGACATCTATCCAGGCGACGCGACGCTCTCCGACTCCTAGCGCGGTCCCGTCTATCGTCGCCGTCTCATAAGCTAGAGAGGTATTCGAGCCGGTAAAGATTAAAGTCGAACCGGATACGGAGCAGGTCGTCCGCGTTCCTCCCCACGGCGAGCCGAGGTTCTGTTCCTTTTGGTCTACCTTGCTCGTATAGCCTTTAGGGATGTCGATGGAGTGGGACAGTTCTAGAGGCTCCGCCGACCAGACTCCGGACTTTAAGCGAGATCGGACCCATACGCTGCCGCCTCCAGAGGGAGGAAGTCCGTCTAAAGGAATGGAAGTCGAACGCGACCGTCCTAGTGTTAAGCCGGTAATCCAAGAGTTCCCGCGCCGCGCTTCCCAGTAATCCGGAACCGAACCACGAACTCCGGAGGCTTCCGAGGCTGTCCACTCGACGGAGAGCGTGGACACTCCCCACGGTAACTCCCGTATTACTGCGCTCGGTTTAGGTGGAGCGACCAGGAACTTATCGACTGGAGAGTCGAGGTCTAGCGTTATAGAGGTCGCTGTGGATTCCGACGGACTTCCTCGGTCTCCGTTACCTCTGTTCGGAGTTACGCAGACATAGACCGTTCCTTCCTGGAAAGTAGCCGGAAGCGTGTAACGAGAATCCTTTGTCTCTGCTAAGAACGACCACGCGGCGGAGGTGTCCGTCCGAACCCACACAGAATAACCGGACACGCCGTAATCGAAGACCCGTTTAACTGGATACTTAAAACCGTAACGAGGAGAGGCGGTCTCCTGTTGGATCGGAGGAATCCAGGTAATCTCCACCGCTACACCGAAGGAACCGTCCGCGAGAATAGCCGTCCGAACATGACTCTCTAACTGCGTTCCTCCGTCGTAAATATCCGAGGAGCCGGAGTCTAGAACATTGTATGTCCAGGTATTACCGGAACCAGATTCCGGAGGTTCTGGAGGTTCTCCTGGCGTTGTAATGTCTGCGTAGAGTTCCTCCCGATATTGACGACAGGATAACTTCCGAGTTAGGTCTTCGGTTAGGGAGATCCTATCGACCGACAAGTCCACTACATCTATTCCGTCCACGCCGATAGAACACGGCATCCCTGCGAAGGTAGAACCTAAGTCGTCTACGAGTGTAACCTTTTCGCCTCTTGGAATCGTTCCACCGGTGGGAGGATTCGCGACTCTAGAGGAAAGCATCGAACCCGCCGACGAGGTAGTTCCGCCGAGAACCGTTCTAAAAACAAGAGAGAGACCGACAGGGAAGACCAGGTCTTCGTCTAGAGTTACGGTCGTAACGCCGGTCGCGTTCTCCGCCGAGCGGATACGGCAGGAGATCGCTCTAGTAAAGGTGCGGTGTTGGACTTGGATTCGGTCTCCTGCTTCGCAGACCACAGAATCGAGACCAGCCTCGAACTCGACCTTCTTAGTTAAGAGTCGAGCCGTCCAGAGTTGAAAGTGCGCCTCTCTGTAAGCGTGTCCCAGTCTGGTAATGCCTCGCAGTTCTACACGCTTAACCTTCTCGATGTCTCCGCCGGAAGCGTCCGCGCTTACAGCCCTGGCGACATCTCTCTTGTAATCCATAGACTTATTCCAGAAGGTAACCTCGCAGGAGTTAGGCTGGATCTCCTTGCCATCTTCGGAGAACTTAAAGGTTCCCTCGACCATGTTCGATTCTGTAAATAACTGGACAGGGTCGCGAGTGTGGTCGAAGACTGCGCGGAACTTCTTTCCGGAGCGGACGAGGTTCCCTCGACCGACTCGGAGGACTTTCTCCAGAGCCGCCCAGACACTCGTATCCGTCTCGAAGATAATCCCGCAGACATGGCGACGCTCCCTCCGGACGATAATGTCTCCGGATAGGTGAGCTTCGGAGGTGTTCGTCGTCCAGGTAATACGATGGAATACGAGGTCGATGGACTGGATCGTTAAGTCTTCCGCCGCACTCGTTCCGTAACCGACTCGACAAACATCGCCGACAGCGAAAGCGTCCTCCTGGTCGTTGCCTACCGTCATGGTCTTACCGGCGACTCCTGCTGCATATCCAGCCTGGAGAGTCGCCTGTGCTAGAGCGTCCGGAACTAACTCCTCGCAGTAAGCCGCCCAGTCGATGAAGGACTGCCAGTCGAAGTCTGCGGTCGCGCTCGTAGAGGTGTCGAGGAATCGACCCGCGCCGTAGCGGGAGTCCATTAGTAAGTCCAGGGCTATCCATGCCGGGTTGTCGTATTGTGTCCCAGCGTCGGCGAAAGTCGGAACGCCGGAACCGTTTACAGAGGCGACCATCTGGACGGTCCTTCCCTGGACTATCGCGGAGACTTTTGGATAAGACCCGTTTAACTGGACAGAAGGAAGAGCGTCCATATAGAGCCACGCCGTGTAAGGGTAGATGTTTAGTCCAGGGTCTTTAAGGACTATCGAGTGGAGTTTAGTCTCCGAAGTCGTCGAAGAACCTGGAGCGGGTTCGTTGCTCGTTCTCGTAATCTGGAAGTTTATTCGGGTCGAAGTCTCGCCGCCGGTGAGAAGACCCGATAGAGAAGCAACATCGACACCGGTCTCGATGGTCGCGAAGAACTGTCCGGAGCGGTCGTCTGTCCAGGTCTTAGAGCCTAGAGTCGTCCAAGATGAAGAGGCGTGTCTCTTCGCCTCGAACATAATAGTCGCGGTCGCGCTTTTAATTCCGCCGTTGCTCGTATCTATCTTATAAAGACCTCGCGGAAACACGATATTAAAAATAGCCTCGTTACAGGTCGCGTCTGGAGTGGAGGTTATCGGTCTCGTCGCGGAGACCGCTCCTCCTGCGGTGTGAGTGTTGGAGAAGGTGTCCCCGATTCCGAATCGCGTTCCAGAAGGATCGACGCTCGTAGGGTCTTTAGTCTCCGCAGAACCGGAACCCTCGGAGAAGTTTACATAAGTGTCGCTCGTTTGGATTATGCCAGCGTCGTTTACCGTAAAATGGTTAGGACTGCCTGTAATGGCGGTCTTGAGAGTGGTCGCTGGTTTCTGGATCTCCTGGTTTACTGTTACGGTCGTCCAGTCGGAAAGACCGAAGAATTTAGTCGGAGCGTATCCTGTTACATCGCCCATAGCCGCCTCGACACCGAAGCCGTAGTAGGTTCCTCCGGCGTTCCCGTTAATCATAAGACCAGTCGCTCCGGAGGTCTGTCCGTCTACCGTAAGACCAGCGACAGACTTAACCGGTCCCTCCGATAGCGCGAAGAGAGAGACCGACTCCATACCCGCCTCGATGTTTTTTACATGGGAGAACTGTCCGACGACGACTCCGCCGGTTCGGTGTTCGCCGTAGATAACCGGCATCCCGAACCCCTCTCCATAGCGGTTATTAGGTGTTCCTGTGAAGCCGTAAGTCGTCGAGTCGTTTAACGAGACCTCCGGCGTATCCGGCATGAGCCATTTAATAAGGAGTTGCGTTACCGCGATCTGGAGAAGGAACATCGTAAAGGACTTAGGATCTCCAGGAAAGACCACGAACGAGGCGAAGTCTCCCTCCTGGAGAGGTTCGCTTAGGTCGCACTTCTTACCGTTTAGGACTGCGACGACTCCCGCGTCTGTATCCGGAGCGATGTCTCCGACCGTAGCCTCTCCTTCTAGAACGAGGCTCTCCCACCGAACACTCCTAGACGGAGCCAAGAAGTCTAACTGTGTCGCTCTTGATACCTTCAAGATGTCGCCTCCCTTAGCCGATAGGCGGACTGTATAAACTTCGGATCGGGTTTAACCTGTGCGACTCCCACGGTCCGCTCCGCAGACCAGTAGCGGGAACCTGTCGTCCGGATAGCGACATGGGTCGAGTCGCTGCCGAGTTCCGGTCTCTTTAGGATAACGACATCCCCAGGACGAACGGCGGCGACAGGGATGGGACTAAAGAGATGCCGGACGACTTCGATGTCTGCGTCTTCTGGAGACGCTACGAGTCCAGCCTTCGCGAGACAATGGATAAGAAGACCATAACAGTCGAAGAGGTCTCGACCTCTAGCCTTTAACTTAAAAGGAGTCCCCAGGAACTCGGAAGCGTATTCGTCTAGTCTCATCGTTACGGCTGTAAAGGAATGGAAGGAAAGCCTCCGAAGCGAGCCTCGTTTCCGTGTGTTCGACAGCCGTTCGAGCCATCGAGGGAGAAGTCGCAGGAGTCTAACGCTCCAGAATAACCGCAGCCGGTCCCTTTATACTGGAAGGAACACCGGTCGCGAGAGAGTGTCCTATGCGGGAACTTAACCTCTAGAAAGTTTACCGCTCCCAGGGACAGCGTTACGGACTCGAAGTTTCCCGCGTAGCCTTGAACGGAATACTTCTCGGATAAGACCGCTTCCCAGTCTCTCGACCCTACCGTGGCGGCTCCTCTCTGGTTCTTGTCGAAGACTAGAGTTAAGATAACGCTCGCCGAGGTTATCGGATTGTCTCGGATGAAGTTAGTTATCTCTCCGCTAGGGTCGATAAGCGAGACCTCTGTCGTCGTCTGCGCTCCGTGGACATCCTCCAAGAGTTCGTTAATCTGGAACGGGAACGGCGTGTAATCACTACCGGAGTAGGTGACCGTCTCCGTAAAACGAGCGACTCGGATCGTGTCCGTAACTCCTGTCGATAGATTCTCGATAGAGATGGAGGCGAGCCATGCCCAGTCCGCTCCCTGTTCGTCGAGTAGGCGAGCGGCGTTCGCTTCGGTGGAGAGAGTTCGGCTCATGAAGGAAAGACCTCTAGAAGATTAACTGGACCGATTCGGAACGCATCCGGAGCGATTCTTGTAACCGGAACATTCCCGTCGGTGAGGATAAAATACTGGAGCGAACTGTCCGCGTCTAGGTCGATACCGAAAGACCCTCCGCTAGATAGTGCGAGGTTAAGTAAAGCGTTCACCGTAGCGAAGTCGGTAGCGTCTAGAACCCAAGTCGCAGACATCGCGTCCCTAGAGATAGACATGGTCGCCCTGCTCGTAAAGTAACCTCGGTCCGTTTTTATCTGGGAGGTGTTCCAGATAGGGGTCCGCGTGTCCGGTGCTTCCGGCATTAGAGAGAGCGTTCCGACCGAAGGCGGTTCGTTTGGTAACGACCAGGTTCCGACACCTCCACCGCCTCCACCGCCTCCGCCGGTGTCGTTATCTATAACAAACCGGTTCACGCGGAAGCCGTAGTTCTTCTTCATGGCACTTGCCAGGTCTTTGTTAAAGGTTACATAATAACCAGCCATTCCCTTAGCCGCTATCTTAGAACCCGAAGTGTCCTCGAAAGCAGAGAAAAGGCTAACCCACTCGCCGCCGGTAGCGTCGAACATCCATCCGCTTAGTTCCGGATTCGGAGTCGAGTTATCGTCCACCATTAGTCGAAGCCTAGCGAGGGTATCTACGCCGAACGGAACCGGAAGAGAAGTCGGAGCGACTAGGACCGTCCCTGTTCCGCTGTTGTAACGAACTAAAGAAAAGACCATAGAGGGACTCTGGAAGTAGACCGCCAGGACATAACCGCTAAAGTTACTTAGACTCGGAGACCCTGCGTCGGTCGCGCTCTTCGACCCTCTTACGATAACTCCGAACCCTAACTGGACGATCTGCTGCTGTGCGCCTCCAGTCCCTAGAGTCGGAGTCATCTCGACCGTCGCTTGATAGTCGGCGTTAGTTGGCTCGTTCTGCCATAGGTCCGCGAGGCTTAAGAATCCGGCGGTGTCGTTGTTCCACGGCATCCAGGTAAGTCCGTTACCGCGACCGGGGTTCTTAAGACCACCTCCGAAGTCCACCCGATGTTGAGAACCCCACTCCCAGACCTTCGTTACAGCCGTAAGAGTGTCCGCGACATTCGTAGTTCCAGCCGGGGGAGTGTGCGTTCCGACTAGAGTCGCGTCCGGTCTCGCCCAGTCTTCTACAAGGAACGCTCCGCTCGTCGAGATGTTCGCGTCTGTAACTTCTATTTGGGAACATCTCGGAGCATTAGTAACGGAAGTGTGGTCCTGCCGGTTAAGGGAGAAGCCGACGGAGCCGGTCGCCGTTCGGTTAGCTGCGGAGTCTGTCGCTGTTACGACTGTGGAGTCGTCCACCTTTACGAGCAGAGTAACGGCGGAGGCGGACGGAGTTACAGCGACTTCGACGGTAAAGTTCGTTCCAGCCGTAAGGCTTACGGTATGTCCGCTAGAGACAGTCTCGTAGATTCCATACCGCGCTCCTGCGGTGTGAGTGATCCGATAGACGATAAGTCCTCCATCGGACTCGACCCATACAAGATAGCCTCCGGTCATTCGGTCGAAGTAGGCTCCCGGTCCGCTATTGTCGTCGGCGATAGCAGAGACTCCGAATCCTCCCACCGAGTCTCTCGCTTGTATGTTCGCGCAGATTCCGACGGAATGACTCGCCGCATCTGTGCTTCCGGACCCTGTCTCCGGGAACTTAAAAGTTCCTTTTATCGTGGTCGTATTGTTTAGAGAGGTCTCGTAATCTCCGAGAACGCAGAACGCATTTCTCCTAAAGGTATTACCGGAGACCGTCGTCGTTCCGACATCGTTCTTGTCGAATCCGGAAAAGATAACCGCGCCGCCGGTCGCGGAAGTCGTCCCGAAGGAACCGTCTAGGTTAGGGTCGTAGACGATGTCGTCCGTTATTGCGGAGATATACTTGTCCCCACCGACGAGCCATTCCGAGTTCCATCGGTTTATCGTTGTAGTTCCGAACGAGGTCTCGAAGGGTCTCGTCGCCATTTATCTAGAAGTCTGCGCGATGGTCGCGATCTGTGAACGGAATCCAGGCTGTGTAAGCATCCCCTCCCTTACCATGGAGACTATCTCGCCTCGCCTCTCTGCGAGTAACCTATCGAACCCGCTCGCATCGTGAGCCTGGATCGAGAAGTTAATAACAGGAGCGGCGACAGGACCACCGCCGGAGACCCGTCCTCCAGAGGCGTATCCTCCAGAGGCGTATCCTCTGCGAGCGAGTCCACCGTTAGCGAACTGCGGGACGGCTTTATTATTTAGGCTGTGGAGGAAGCCCAGTCCGTATTTGTTTACCGCCGACTTAGAGACGACGAACTCTCCGTCTGTTAGAGCGGCTGGGACATTATCGACTCCGCCTGGACCTCTAACCTCTCCGCCAGAATGGAACCCAAACAAACCCATAAAACCAGAACCGAGCGAGGTTAGTGCCTGGAGGAGAAGACTCGCGACTCCAGAGAAGATATTTAGGAGAATGGTTCCCACGCCCGTAAAGAGACTCATTATCGCGGTTCCGATGCTACCCATAACAGTAAGAAGACCCGTCGCCAGGTTACTAAGGAAAGACCCGATAGAGGAGAAGAATCCACCTCCAGCCGCGCCAGGGTCGCCTCCTGGACCTGGACTCGTTACATTCCCTCCGGCTAGTCCTCTGGTGTTAATATCGATCTGTCGGAGGTGTGCGGTGTCCTCGATCTCGTTAGGAGTAGGTCCGACCTTCGCTCCTCCCATCTTTCCGAGTCCAGGAAGTAGCGCGGCAATCATCCCGAAGAACTTAGAGGTTACGACATCGGCGAGACCCTGGATAAGAGCGTTCGCTAAGGCTCTGCGGAGAGCGTCTCCTAAGTCGCTAAACATCTCCCGCATAGACTGGTTACCTTCCGCGATAGCAGAGAAAAACTCCTGGAACGCATCCCTCGAACTAGAGAACCAGTCCTCGAAGACTCGTTTTCCTGTCGCGGCGAAGAGTCGCGTCTGTGTTTCAAGGTTGGCGAGAGAGTCCCTGGAGGACTTCCAGCCTAGTTCCATACCTTCAAAGAAGTTCTCCCACAGCGTCGGATCTGGGACGGCATCCTTAACCCCACCTTTTACTCCGGTCGTAAGTGTTGCGACTTGTGCGGAGACCTTTCTTAACTTTTCCGCGAGTTCTCCTATGGGTCCGCCAGTAGACGCGAGGAGTGTTAGGAACTTCGTTAATGCTCCCTCCTTACTACCTTCCTCTAACGCCGTAAAGGTCTTACCGAACTCCTCTCCAGCGGAACTAGCCGCCCTTCCTACGGTCTGGAAAGCCTGTATAGCCGACGCGAGGAACGCCATTCCTTTGTCGCCTCCTTTACCGAATATCCCCATAAAGCCTTTCCCGGCTGTGTCCTTCATTACCTGGTCGTACATCAAACCGACATTTACCCATCCGCGAGACAGCTTATCGAAAAACACCTTCGCGCCAGCCCACAGAGACCGGAGAACATTTATAAAAGTCTGGAACCATCCGACGACCTTCGGGAGTGTCTTTAGTATGGAGGCTAAGAAGTTGAGTAACGCCGGAGCGACATCGTGAACGAGCCGGTCGATAACCGAGCCGAGTAACTCCTGGACTTCCTTGTTCTGGAGTATCGAGGCGGACCATCGGTAGAAGGTTCCGGAGATGGTTGTTATCGCATTGTTGAGAACGGGATTCTGCGCGACGAAACTTCCGACGGTCATGGACAAATCTTCCCACGCGGTCCGAAGAGAGTTCACTCGACCGAGGAGCGTGTTCTTCATTGCTCGCGCCGCTCCGCCTAGTTCCTTCTTGACCTGTTTTAGAATAAAGGACTGCGCCTCTAGAACCTTATTCTCCTGGACGAGAGCCTTAACAAAGGCGACCGCCGCAGGAGTGAAACTTGTTCCGACCTCTCGGAGAGCCGTTACGCCGAGGATGGGATCGTTTAGAGCCTTGCCCAGACGGATAGCGTTCTCCTTCATCCCGCCGAAGCCCTGCTCCGACATATCGACGAGAACCTCCGTCGCATCCTTAAAGACTCCAGGTCCGACCTGTGTAAAGGTCGCGAGGATAGCCTGTCCCTCTTTAATAAGAAGACGACTCGATCCAGTAGCGGCGGAGATCTCCCTAGACCATAACTCCATTGCCTTCGTCGTTATTCCGGACTCATGTCCGACGCTCGCTACCGTGTTCGCGAGTCGAGCGTTTACCCGCTCCATCTCTGCCCCAGCCTTAATAAAACTCCAGACCGCGTTCGCCATAGAGACGAACCCTCGGAACATCTTTCCAGCGATTCCGAGTAACTGGTTTACTACGACGATAAAGCCGCCGACCATTCTTCCGGCTCCGGCAAAGGCTCGCTGTAATTGCTTTCCAGCCTTAAGGAATACCGCGCCGATCTTCGCTCCGGAGATGGCGACCCTCTTAGATAGGTTCGCTGTTTTAAGAAGACCGCGAGTAACCGCGTCCACGAACTCGACCTTAATTCCTAGAACTTCTTGGTTAGCCATTTTTTATTAGTGTCTCATTTTCTCGGCTTGCGCCTTCTCCGACTGGCGGATGAGCCGAGATGTCTCCTGTCCATAGATTAACAAGGAGTCCCTAAAAGTCGCAGACTGCGCCTGTAAACCTCCGGCGACAGGGAGGATTCCCTTCTCCCACGCTAGGAACAAGTCGCCTAGAACCGGAGACCATTCGGGTAAAGCGTAGCGGTAAGGACATAGGCGGACAGGATCCCATCCGGAGCCATTACAGCGAGAGCAGTTCGACCGCTCTGGTCCTGGAGAGCAGGAGCAAGGGACATTTGTCATCGGCTGGATAGCCGGTTCTCCATCGCATCCCCGCCGACGGCGAAAGGTCTTCGCCGCCTCGGTTAGTTCTCCGTCCTCGTCTACGACGGAACAGGCTCCACAGGGAGTCATCTCCCCACTAGCTGCCTGGACCGCCGCCTTTAGTTTTTTGCGTCGTCCTCGGATAGAGTCGAGCCGTTTAGAATCTCTGCGGCGATCTCCTGCCGGATGTCCGGAGGGATGGCGGAGAGCGTCTTCTCGGACACCTTCCGACCGAGACCGCGTCCCTTAGACCGGAACGGTAGGTCTGGTCCTCCAGGCGGGAAGTTCTCCCAGGTTACGAGTCCGAGGTGTAGAGCCGCTACGAGCATGGATCCAGAGCGGAGCCGCTGTTCTCCGTCCGCTCCCTGGGAGATAGCGTTGTCTTCGACGACACTCCTCTCGGTAGCGGTTAGAGAGCGAACCTTAAAGACCGTCTGTTCGGCGGCTTCGAGGTCTCGGTCCTGTTCTGCGATGAAGTCTCTTTCTTGGCTTGGGTCGAGTGGTATTACCATTGCGAGAGCCTAGCGTAAACCGTAACGGAATACAAAAAAAGAAGGAGGACAGCGAACCGTCCTCCCCCTAAACCCATCGGCGGAGTAAGTGCCGACCACAAAAAACAATTCCCTAAGACCTTTACATCCTAACTAAAGGTTAGCGAGAACGGAGGCGAGCCGGAGGTATCGTTAGAACCCATCGCCATCGTAATAGAGACACCGACGACTCCGTTCTTATCGGAGGTCGAGAAGGAGGAGATCTTGGAGTTGTTGGTCTCCATGATAATCTGCTCTCCATCTGTCGAGCCGAGTTTAATATAAACTCCGTTCACCGTTCCTGCGATCTGCCGAGAGAGTTCGTCTCTGGTCCCGTGGTCGGCGGCGTAACCTTCGAGAGTTAGCGTCGGCGAGTAGGCGTTAAGGTAGGCTCGGTCGAGCGTTCCGGAAGCGTCCAGAGCGGACGGAGGGAGAACTAAGTCTCCGCCCAGGTCGAAGGTAAAGGACTGGAGGTCGATGTCTGTTCCAGTAGATCCTCCATAAAGTTTACAGGTCGCGTTAATAAACTGGACCGCCTGGTTACTTTCGTAGGTAGGAGCGAGGAGAGATTGAACCG